CTACTGCACTCTCTTTTTTTTCCTCTTTTATTTCATCTGGTGAAAGTAATTGCATAACTAAAATTCAACCACCGCAAGGATGGCCGTTGCTGCTTGCTCTATAAATTGAATAGATGTTTGACCAACTGGTACTGGTACCAACTTTGATGTATTTCCAGCTACAATACCATCGAAATCTGAGGAGGAAACTGTTCCACCCCACTTATAGAAAATTGCTTTGTCTATAGCTGTGATTTCAAGTAGTGTCGTTGCTGCATTTAAGGTAAGTGCTGTAGCTGAGCTTATAGTAGCATCGTAAGTTTCCTCGATGGCTACTTTATTTGGCACACCTACTATTGCCTCACCATTATCATCTTTTGCAAAACTGAATCCCATATAGTTTATTTGTCACCTTTGTCCAAACCCTCGAATTCGTCATCATCGTCTGGTACATCGATGATTTGAGGTTCCTCTTTGTCGACTAATGTTGGTTCCTCTTTAACTTCGTGTTGTTTATTAATAAGATCTGACTCATCTTGATTTTCTGGTTGATCTTCTTCAATGATACAGGCCTTATTGAATATTTCCATAAATTCAGGAACTTGGTTGGGGAACTTTGGGGATGTAGCATTCTCTTTGCCTTTTTCTAGAAGTACTTGGTTTGTTAAATGTTTTGCATAGTGCCTTGCTCTCCATTCTTCCATGTACATTTTAGCTCCGGCTTTGAATGTTCTTGGTTTCCCATCCCAGTAACCTGTGAATGGCTTGTCTGTAAAATTGTAGAATAATGCTTGTTTTACTTCTTCACTCATATATTTTTTGCCAATTAGCGACTCTTGGCTTTTCGCTACCCCGGCAGAGGTGAGTTCCGGGATTAATGATAGCACCTCTATTTTTTACTCTTCTTGCTCTTTTTGGGTTTTACTTTGGCCTCGAAGTCAGCTTTCGCATCATTCATGGCTTCTTCCTCCATCTCTGGAGTTTCTTCTATCTCTTCCTCCACTGTTTCGATGACTTCATCGGTTACTGCTTTTCCGTTGCATCTGGTGCAGTAATCTTTATCTACATCGAGTACATGGCCGTCTTTACATAATTTTTCCATGATAGTTCTATTTAGTTAATAATAATGTTTATCCCATCCTTGTCCTTGGCCCTATAAAGGGCCAAAGCAAGGAAAGGATATTGGATTTTATAGTCCAAATAGCTTGACTAGACCATATTCCGTAGTTGCAACTCCAGTCAATGCGACACCGATAGCAGCTTGAGCTGTTACGGCTGCTTCAACTGCACCTGCAGTTCCATTGGAAGCTGATACGTTTGTACCAACAGTTGATCCACCATCGTTTAAGATACTTGCGACACCTCCAACTTGTAGCCATCCGTAGTATGTAGCAGTTATGTTATAAACTGCGACACCAATAGCAGCTGAACTTGCTGTTGTTGGATTTACAATAACACCACTGTATGCATTTGGAGCAAGGTCAACAGTTACTGTCCCTGTCGTAGCAACAACAACTGGATCTTCGAGGTTAAAGGTCACAACTGCTGCAGTTGCGGCAGCATGTCCCTTAACTTTGTACAAGAATCCAGCACCTGTCGTTGCAGCAGTAACTGTGAGCAATGCTCCAGCTAGCTGGTCAACTGTCAATGTTACTGTCGATGTGGTTGTAATGGAAGTTGCACCTGCAGAACTAACTGCACAGGTCAAGTTTTGGAAATTGCTTGTATCTTCAGCTGAAGATTGCTGTAATTTTCCAGCAACCAAAGCTGTAGCACCTGCTTTGCAGTATCTATAAGCTCTTCCGTCATTTGAGAAAACTAATTCTCCTAGATTGTGCAATGCTGTTGAACTTTCAGAATGTAACTTCTGAGCATTTACAACAACTGCACCGGTTAATTGAGTAGACATAATTATTTTTGTTGATTAAGTTATTAATGATTAGGATACTGCTGGATTTACAGGCAAACCAATAATGTTTGCAGTTGCAGTGAATCCTTGCATGTATATTCGACCCGTTGCTGTAGCTTCCCAGTCAGTAATTCCACCCATAAGAGTAGTCATACCTGTCAATAAGACATGACCAGTTGCTGTTTGAGCTGACAAGTTCATACATGCTGTTGCTGCTGTAGCATTGTTTGCTGAGAATGAATAGAATGTTGAATTCTTAAATTCAATCCAAGTATCAATAGCAGAAGTCCCAGTGAATAGAACGTGTGCTGGTGTGGCAGCATCAACGGCCATGACGAATCTAGCATCTTCGAATACGTTTCTTGAAGATGCCGAAGCAAATTCAATAGTGTAGTTCGCTGCTGATCTCATGAATGTATCTGCTCCGAAAGTACAACCTCCGAAGTAGTTTTCTTGAGCTCCACTTAATACTAATGCACGTGCTGCAGTGTCATCACCAGTGGTTGCATTCAATGCACCCTTGAAGTCAACTCCAAGGAATGAGTTGTAGTCACCACTAAGTGTTACAGGAACATTGACATCATTGGTTGTTGTAATTGTCAAATTCTTGAACAAACAACCATTTTCACTAATTGTCATCGATGTTGCTGTTGCAATATTGATTCCGGCTCTAGTGTCTTGTGCCAATGGAGCACCACTACCTACCAAGTGAGTAAATCTCTTTGCCCAAGTAATAGAAGTTGTTTCGGTAGTTCTTCCAGTTCCCCCTGATGGAGCAATAAGGATTACATCATGATTACCACTGACGGCCTTTGCATAAGCCCCAGCGACAGTCGCTAATGCATTATTCTGAGAGCTTCCATCGTTAGCTGAGTCGCTACCAGCATATGGGTCAACGTATATAACGTTTCCAATATGTGGCAAGCCAATCATACCTGCGATGTCCTCAGGATATACTTTTGCACCATATTTCAGTGCAGGAACGTAATCTCTAAGTTTTTGAGTCATATTTTCTTTGTATTTTTCCCTCCCCCGTAACCAATGGCCCGGGGTCAAGGGCAAAATATGTTAAGTTAATAATTTAGATTCCTGTTACATCAGTCAATTTTCCATGACGCTTTGGATTTGTAGTGATGAACTGTCCACCGAAGTAGATGTGTCCAACTACAGAAGCAGAGTTTGCAGGAATTATCCAATCACTCCATGAGAAGCCAAGTCCGATTGGAGCATCGTAATCGTTGCCCTCGATTTGGCTCTTGTAAGCGATAGGTTTTGCATTGTAGTAAGGCAATGCATACCAGTCCAAGAAGTCCTCATTTACCATGATGAATGCACCTGAAGTACATTTTTCATCCATAAGGATTGGCTTGCCATTGTAGACAAGAGCTGTGAACCCTGTTCCACCTGTCAAACCTTTCATGGTTCCGACATCTTTGTTTATTCTTTCCTGTGGTCGCAATAGCTGGCCATAGTAGTTGAATACAGCTTCAGTCGTGTAGATAGCTGTTGGCTTTTGAGCACCAGAAGTTACTGCTGCCCATAGGGTATCAACTTTAGCAAGAGTCAATGTACCACCTGAGGCAGTAACTGTTGATGCTAGAGTTGCATAAGTTGAACGTGAAAGTCCTCCGATTGAAGCAACCGAATTACCATCGTCAACCAAAGCAGCAAGACCTAGTGGGTCTTTTGATCCATTACCAGTTCCATCAGAGTAGAAGATAGTTCCGAGGTCATCGGCCATATCTTCGGTATCTGATTGGATGGTGAGCTTCATGAGATCCAATACCTTTGATTCGGTATCAGCTACTGAAAGTTCATCACCCGGTAATGCACAAGTTATTTGATAAAAGGATGGAGTAAACTCCATGAATTGGCGATTGTCTGTTGCAGAAGTTGAGAATGTATCGAATCCTCGGAATGAGGTTCCAGTAGCATTCTTACTTACCTTTACAGGTACACGAAGTGTTCTTCCACTCCATTTCTTAGCTGCACGAACGACACGTTGGAACATGACGTTTGAGTTAAGAATGGTATCAACTACGAATGGAAGATATTCTGTCTGAACAGTTGTCTGAATTCTTTGTCCGTATAATTCACTCATAATGTTATTTATAATTTAAGCTTTTAATGGCCACTCTTACCAAGGCCTCTTCGCACCTTTGAAGTCAGCACTCGTTTTGTAAGGTTGTGGCTTCGCCTCGGGTTTCGAGTCCGAGTTTGTCGCATTTGCGACTTTCTTCCGATCATCACTTACTGAGGGTTTCGTACTACCATTTGCTTTCATCATTATGAATCCAGCTCGGTAGTTCCATCTGCCTTTAGAGTCAACTAGATCATTGTCTAGGACGAATTTCAGCAGTTTGTTTGGATCCACCTTGGTTCCGTCAGGATTTAACTCCTTATCGGACTCAATAGTTGCGATCTCGGTTTGCATGTAGTCGGTTGCTTCCTTAATTGCTTTATCCTCGGTAGCTTTCTCAGATTTTAATCTGTCGATAGCACGTTCCTCGGCTGCTTTCAGTTCTGCATCCCGGTCTGCCCTGTAGGCATCCCATGCATCCTGATCACCTCCAAACCATGAAGGGATTTTCGAGTTTCCGGTATTTTCTTTCCTTTGCTGACCGAATTCCTCTCTAATCTTCTTCAAATCATCTTGGTGACGAGTTTCTTGGTCGTTGAATCTCTTATTCCAATCTTCCTCTCTTTCTTTCCATCGAGGATGATTTAGGAATCCACCATCCTTATCTGCATCGGTTCCTTTTTTTTCGCTATCCTGACCACTTGGTTGCGACCCATCATTGGAACCCTTATTTTCTTCACCCTCTGACGAGGAGGAGGAGTTTTTATTCTCCTTGTCCGATGTAGGGAAAGCTGGCTCTCCCTCTGTTCGGAACTCCGTCTTTGTTTCTTCTGACATATTGTTACGATCTAATTGTTTTTTGATGCTAGAACGAGGCATCGTTATTAATAAACTACTTCCGTTCCATCATTTTCATCATCCTTTGCTTTTCACCCTCCCTTTTCTTTTCGGGAAGATTTTTGATACTTAATGTTTTAGCAGCGAATTCTTTGGCTAGTTTGGGATGCACTGCAAACATATATCTTGCTTGTGCTTTACTTTGAAATGGCATATTTTATGTCACCGGCACTGGTTGCTTTTTCTCGGCAGGCATCGACCCCTTTTCTTCCTTTGCTTTGCTGCTTTTATACTCATCGTATGCTGCGATTGCTTCGGCATCTGCTTCGATTCCTACCTTGGCCAACATTTGTGCTTTCTCGGCCGGTGTTAGGTCTTTGAAGCTGATACTCTGGCTTGGTGGCTTTTCTTCAGCTCCCTGTGCTGCCTGTTGCCTCATCTGAATCACTTGGGCAACCCTTGGATCATTCCCATAGAGGAGTTCAGGAGCATTGGCCTCAAGCCATACATTTGCTGCGAGTTCGTCTGGGTTTGGGTAATCTAATCTCTTATACAAATCTAGCAATGACATCTTCCCTGCACCTGCTAGTTCGATGGCTTGGTTGGCTACAGTTGTACTATCTTTTGGTAGAAGTGAGCCCTCTTTGACACTTATCGTTATTTGTGGTTTATTTGGAATTAAGGCATAAGTGTCGTCATAAACGTATAGAAGTTGAGTCATCCAGTTGTACACATCGTCTGCTACTTGCTCTAAGTATTCTGATACTCCTCCACCAATTCGGTCGGTATCAAGATTTTGAATTGTGTATTTTCCTCGTACTGTTTTTTCATTTGCAATTCCACTTGCTGTTGATCCTGTCGTTCCGAAGATGTCGCTGAGTCGTCTACGTGTATCCAGCAGGTCGTTATACACATCTCCGGGAAGTCCGGGAGATACCATTCG